CTATGCCCTTGTCAGGGTTCTGGTTATTAGCAAAGAGAACCAAGGTTCCTATCTCATCAAGGATAGCCCTGTATCTAATTGTTGTGGAGTTAGCAAGACCTACAAAGGTATTGGCTACATCTCCATCATCTATCTTAAACTTAACTGAAAGTGTATTTATCTTCTCAGTGATTTCATCTGCATCTTTGCCAAACAAATCTTTAATCTTTGCAAAGGCTATCTGTTCTTTTTCAAAGTCCTGAACAATAGTCCAAACAAACTTAGCAGATGCGATAACTGCTAATGCTTTAGTTACTAATCCAAATCCTTGTGAGAGTTTAGAAGTGGTGGTGTTAAGAGTACCAAGTTGTTGGTTGGTGGTTTTGACACCCTGAACAAGACTGCGGGTATCCGCAACAATGTCAACTACAATTGTATTAGCCATTTTGTTTGTTCACTCCTTCCAATATGTATTGGTACTCTTCACTTGTTAACTCCCAGAATTGTGTTGGTGTATATCCTGTGGCTGCACAGAACCCACCCATTAGTTCTAAGAGGTAGTGACTTTTGGGTCTTCTTCTCCTGTAAGAGTGTTCATCTCTTCAATGCTCATGTTCTCAACCTGTTCCCAAGTTAAGTCAGGATTAATCTTCTTACCTGTTATGTATGCAATTGCCATTGTTAATTGCACTTTAGGACAGTGTTCCCACTCATCCATGTTGTACCCTGAAAGTTTCTCAACTTCTGCAAGGTCCTTCATCTTCAAACTATTTATATTCATATCCTGCCTCCTATGTATTTTCTTCCAATTGCTTGGATGTTTAACGAGTACTGCTCTTTCACATAACTTCTTTCAGTCCATGCTGCTCTTCTAAGGAATGGTTGTGGCTTAATGTTTCTTTGTGCCCATCCATATTCCTGAACACCTGCGTATGGAACTGCTGCTCCACCTGCTTTAATTTGGACCTTCTGCTTTGCTCTGTTTGCTCTGATAGAACCAGCAAGAGCACCTGTTTGTTGTGGTGCATTAGCAGAGGCAGTCTTAGATACCTTTGAACCAATAGCGTAGTTAGCCTCTTTCAGGTCTTTGATAGCACCCTCATACTTATTAAAACTTCTAACTACTTCTCTTAATCCTTTAACTGCGACTGTGTACTCTGCCATTGCGACCTAATTACGCTCCTGAAGTTACTTTGACTGGCTTACCATCAAGTTTGATAGTTAAGTCATATGTAAAGTATTCACCTGCTGCTCCACCCATATCAGGAATTGATTCTGCATATCCTGTTGCTGTGAAGTGTGGTTGTGTTGCTGATGGAACTGCGTTTCCATGTGGTGCAAATGTAAGTGCAAGTGTTGCTCCTGGAGTTGTAAACAATGTTGTCCATAGAGAGTTTGCTGCGAAATCCTGAAACCCTGTAACTGCACAGGTGTAATCAAGTGAGTCTGCATAATCTCCAAAACCCATTTCACCAACTGCTGATGAGAAAACTACTGACTTTACTGAACCTGCGTAGTCGGTTGTTCCAACCTTGAACACAATGTTCTTTCCTTTTAATCTTGTCATTACTGACCTCCTTGTGAATCTATAGTGATGTTAATGTTTGTACTTAAATATGTTGCACCATTTGCTTCTGTTAGAAATGGCTTATCAACATCTAATTTTGCTACTGCTGTATTTGCCCAAATCAATGGGACAAGTGAATCCAATAAGGAGTCAAGTCCTGTTGTCTCAACATCATTTTGTGCTGTTGGTACAAGTAGAAGAATCTTCCAGTTAATTGAATAGATGGCTTCATATTCATCATCATTAACACTGATGAAAGGAAACCCTGCTTCAAGAATTGCACAAGGTGCTATTGGTCGTGCAGGTGAGAACTTATAAACATTCTGCAGTTCTTCTCTAAGGATATTTGCAATATCTTCTTTGATTCCCGCTATGTTCATGCAAACCTCACCATGTAACGGTTAAGTAGTGGATAGACACCTGCTAATGGGTCTCTTGCAATACGGATAGGTGCTCCGTCATATGCTGAATACTGCGAGATTCCCATAGGAGCAGAACGCCTATGAAATAGTTCTGAACCAACCTCAAGGTAGCAACGCTTTAGAATCTGAGTAGGCACCTTTGTTGATTGCTCATAAGATGCAATTAAGTCAGTAGCCGTTTCCCAGCACTCTTCTGCAAACTCGTTATCCAAGTCAGAAGCACCTACATACGCTTTGAGGTCAGTCCAGTCCATTTAATTTCCCCTAATTAGTCCAGTGGATTTGCAACTTTTACAAGTGCTTTAGGGTCATGTCCTGCAACTGCAAGGTACCCATACACTGAGAATTGCTGTGTCAGATTGGTGATATCTCCATCATTGAGACGGAAAGGTGCACCTGCTGATTCGTAAGTTGTGATTGCTGAAGAAGCACCTGTTAGAAGTGTTCCTGCTGCAAGTGATGGGTCTACAACGATTGGTAGACCAAGGATGTTTCCTGTCAAACCAACTGGGTTGATTGAACCAAAACCATTAACAACATTTGTTGCTGCTGCGATTGGACGAGCAACTCCGTCAACCTGCTTAGCAAGTTGCTTGAATACATCAGATGAGCAAAGGATGAATTCCAATGCCTTTCCTGTTTCGTTGTTTACCTTTGTTGCTGAGTCTGCAAGCATTTCAATGACTGCATCTGCTGACCATGCAGCAACTGAAGATGTTGATGTTCCTGACAATGAGTTGATGTATGCCTTAACGACATTGTTTGTCTTCTTTGCGTATGCTGCTGCCATTGCACGGAATGCTGCATCTACATATGCGATTGATGAACGCTCAATCAACTGGCGTGTCATGGCTGTGTAACCACCATAAGTCTTGATGTTTGCAGTTGCTGAAGTTAGGTCAATCTTACCAAATGTAAGTTCGTCTCCTTCTGCTACCTGCTCTTCAATTGCAGAAGAATCAGAATTTAGTAGTGGGTACTCAATTGTCATTCCATCTGCTGGAAGTGGTGCTGATGTGAATACATTGTATGTTGGACGACCATTGTCAAGAATGCGGATAGTTTCATTTACCCATGCGTTCTTAAGAATGCTGTCTGCCATTACTGAGTGTGTGTCTGCAAAGGCACGAGCAAGTGTTAGACCTGAGTCTTCACCTGTTGCTACTGACTTTACATATTCTCCGTATGAACGGAATTTTGGTGCAGTTGGAGCCTCAATCTTGTCTGCTGACAAAACCTCTAAGCGTCTTTCCAACTCTTCTGCATGATTACGCACTTCAGCGATTTCTGAAGAGTAATCAGGTGTTGTTGTTGTTTCCATATTTGTTTCCTCCTTGATTTCTCTAACCTCAGTCACTGAGGCGTTTTCATATGCAGGGAATGCCACCAAAGAAACTTCTTTGAGATTTACCTTTTTGCGTATGATTGTTCTGTCCTTCTTCTCATCTACAACAGGAATAAATCCCACTGAGAATGAGCGAATAGCACCATCCTTAACTAATTCAAGGGTTTCATCCCCAAGTTTGGTGTTGCTAATTCTTGCTTTAATCCAGAGACCATCTTCTCTTTCTTCCATTAGGTTTACTTTCCCAATGACTTCTTTGTGGTCTCTAAATAGTTTTACATGTGAGTCAAGGTCAACTGAGCCTCTTGCAAACTGCTCTTTGTCGCCCCCACCAATATCAATTACCTCATCATAAGGAACTGCCATACCAATGACTTCTCTGGTTTCTTGATTTGTTTCTCTTATTTCAAAACTTCTATTTTCCATTGTTATCTCCATTACCTCATTTTAAACTGCAGGTTGGTTAGCACCTTGCTGAGGATTGTTATTTGCTACTACAGGTTGTACAACTGCTGGAAGGTCTGCTTCATTTATTGGAGGCATTCCTTCAGACTCTCTAACTTCATTAGCCGTTAGGAATCTCTTGTCAATACCAATTGCATAACTCTGATATCTATTTAATACATTAGGTCTTAGGAACCCAGTGAGATTAAATTCTGCCTTCTGACCTCTTGGTAGCAAATCAGTTAATGCCTGTTGAATGCGAACTATGTACTGCTGTAGTCCATCTTCATACAGTTTCTGTCTGTCTTCATTACCGTTTGTATATGTGAGTCCTGAACCTTCTACTGAAAGCCCAAGATACATACTTGGAACTCCAAACATGTTTGCTATCTGACGAGTAGTAAATGTCTGGTTAGCCAAGAACTGTGCTTCTTCAGGGTTGAGTGATATCGCTTGATATGCAAGTCCTGATGAAAGAACAGCAACGCTTCTTTCCTTCTGTGATTCAATAAATGCCTTCTTGTTAGCAAGGGCAATATCTGCAGAAAGAAATTCTGATGTGGTGAGAGTTCCTGTTGGAACAGCAGCCATCTTGAACCAATTGTCTGCATAGTTCTGCAGGTCGTTGGCTGATTGAATAATTTGTGTGTGTCGTTGTAGTGGACCCTGACCATAGATATCTCCAGGAATTGTCCATAACTTGATGTGCTTAACAGTGTCTTTTGCTTGTTTTGTACCATTGATTGAATAGGTAAGGTTTCCCATATTGTCTTGTTCTACATTTACCCATGATGGAGGAATGAGTTCCAGATTGGATACTCCTCTTACTCCCTTGTAAATCTTCCAGTATGCGTTTCCATATACAGCCATGGATACAACTGTTTGTCCCAGAAATTCTGCTTGAGTAACATTGTTCTCTACATCAGGTGTAACTAACCATGATGGAGACTCAACCTTGTCAATACCTCGCATTACCTCAACTGGTATCTGCATTACTGCTGTTTCAAGAACAGAAATACATCTTGATACAGGAATAAGTTTTAATGCTGTAATTTCGTTGACTACAAATGGTTGTCTGAACGGAATGAATGCACCACGCTCTTCCATTTCGTCTGGAACATAGTGTTCTATTAAATCTGTCTCTCTGCCTAACAGTCTGTCAAATAATCCCATGTGTCTCCTTTAAAAGACCATCTGTGTTGCTTGTATTTGTGTGTCCACATACCAGATAGCCAAAACTGTTGCTAATGCTGCATCTATGTCTGTCATAGAGTCTTTTCTTGTGATTTTCCAAGACTCACCAACATTCTTACGCACTGCCCTTTGCATTTGCACTGACACAATTTCATCTTGTGGATGACTAAGTGTCTTTCTCATAATTCTACGGTAGGCGTTGTTTGACCCATTGATTAAGTCCTTATGTGTAGCCTTATGCACTCTAATTCCACGCTGTTGCAGTGCTTGTGCAAGGTCTGAAGAAATATATGAATCAACAATAAATGGAGCACCAAACTTAGATAATCCAACACAAGCCCTTGTTAATTCCTCAATGTTTGTATTATTAAATGATGCAACTAATTCAGTAGAAACTATGTCGCCATCTTCTAAAGTGGCTGCAACTATTGATGCATGGTCCCACCCTGGAGTTCTATCTACTGCAAATACCTGCACTCTTGAGCAAGTGCCATAAGGCAAGGACTGCCAAGTACCTACAGGAAGCCACGCATTCATGCTTGAAACAAACTGGTTTAGGCGATATCTACGAGCATCTGCTTCAGGCATTGTTGCTAATTCATTCTTTACAGATGCCCAAGAAAGTAGACCAGAGGCAAGATTTGGGTTAGCCCTGCGTACTTCCTGCTCATCAAACACATCACAACCTTGAGGAGCCTCCCAGCAGAAGAATCCAAACCTTTCAAAGTTCTTATCTTCATCTACTGACTTAGCACCACGCTCATATAACTTTTTTAATAGTTCAGAGGTGTCATCTCCTGCTGTAGTAATACCAATTGTTATACCGTCAGGTCGTGTGGCAGAACCCAGAGCCATTGCAGTCCAAACATCCTCATTAGCCACATGTAACTCATCAAATACAACAAGGGATGGATGGAGTCCCTGTGCTGTTCCTGCCTTAGCAGCAATAACCTTGTACACACCTGTGCCATCAGAAGTCCAGAGACCTCTATGTTCTGTAGAACGAGAGAATAAAGATTTCAAGATATCTGAGGTCTGGGTTTGGTGTAACAGTCTTCTATAAACAATCTTTGCTTGGTCTGCTGAGGCTGCTACTGAGATAACTTCAGGTGCTGGTTCATGTAACAACATTCCATAGAGTGCAAAGAGGGCACCTATTAAAGATTTACCATTCTTTCTTGGCATTGAGATACAGACCTGTTTGTACCTTAGTCTTCCT